TCAAACTTGTTCAATGTCATTAACACTTTTCACAAGTTTGAAAGTTACATTTTTTATATCGGCTGTATTAATTTTTACATTTTCCCTATCTTTTTGTAGCTCTTTATGCGACTCTAATGTATATTTACCACCATCTTTTGTATTTATGACGATGTTACCTTTAGGCAAATGTTCTCCCATATACAAGCCATAGGAAATATGAGCAAATCTTATGATATGATCCAATTCTTTTAAAGTGACAACTTCTTTATTAAGAGTAATATTCCTCTTAGGTGTATACACTCTGCCAGCAACTGTGTATGTTCCTTCTAAATGTATACGAACTTGGTTTTCATTTAAAGGTCTCTCTGAATAAACCCAATTCCTAGATTTATTAGATTTTCCATTTATTGTATCCTTGCTGTATCTATCGTAAAGTTTTTTAACCAAAGCTTTTTCTGAATTATTTGGTACTTCTTCAACTTTTTGTAATTGTTTATCTTGTACACTTGAGGAATTTTGTGTTGACGCGTCTGCTTTTGGATATATTCCAAATGTTCCCCCATAGATGATACCTAGCGATAGAATAGATTTTAATACGATTGAATTTTTTGAGTCATATTTTTTGAACATATTTAATTACCTCCTTGATGTAAAGCTTTATTTGCTACAATTATAAAAATAATAGACGTGTTCATGAATTAAATTCATCTTAACTCTTGATTAACTTTAATTTGCTACCACTCTGAATTTAATAACTATAAATCGTCTACACATAATTGGACAAAATCTAAGAGAATAAAATTTGTTAATTTAAAATAGCAAGCAATTCAAAGTTATATGTGTAATAGATAAAATAGATATCCCTATAGTGATGCGTTACTAGCTAAACATAATAACACATTAGAAGATAATGAAGTTAAGGAGTTACTGGATTGTTTCGACTATGTAATTAAGTATAAAAATATCCAACGACAAAACGTAATTATAAAATGGTAAAAGCTATGGTACAGTTTCAAATTGCTAATGACATGCGTATCGGTGAGCTACTTGCAATAAAGAGAGTAAATATAAACTATGAAGATAAAACGCTAGATATCGACGGTAAAGTTAATTGGATAACTGAAAAAAGACGGGAGCATTCGGAGTAAAGGAGACAACTGAAAGAAGTAATAGCTATAAGGCCACAGGGCTCACTACCCAAAGCATCGACTTACTAAGAACACTTATGCTTGGAATGATAAGTTTATTGATAGAGAGTACATATTCACAAATACGTCTGGTAGCCCTATCGACTCGAACAAAATTAGCCACATTATTAAAGGGGGGCGCTGATATTAGTTCTATTAAGAAACCTATAACGACGCATACATTACATCATTCGCATATATCTACACTTGCTCAATTAGGAATTAACTTAAAAGCAATGCAAGAGCATGTAGGTCATTCAGATTATAAAAAAAATCTAGAGATATACACACATGTTACTAATCAGATGGCGAAAGATATGATGAATAAATTTGAACGATTGGGGAGTTAAAATTGGAAAAAGATGATACACTAGCAGAAATTAAGCCTATGCTCAATTTTGATGAGCAAATAGCGAAATTAAAACAGATGAATATATTTTTTAATATTATTGACACCGAAAAAGCAAATGAAATTCTTAGAAAAAATAATTACTTCTTCAAACTAGCTTATTTCCGAAAAAATTTCGAAAAAAGAATGGCGGCTATTTCATAGAATTTGCTTATTTATCAGATTTAGCAACTATAGATATGAAATTAAGATACACAATGTTGCATTTAACTTTAGATATTGAACATAGTTTAAAGTATCTAGTCTTAAAACTAATAACAGAAAATAACCAAGAAGATGGTTATAAAATAATAGATGAGTTCTTATGTATTGATAAATCATATAGCAATTCAAATTTTGACACAAATTCAAGAACACCAGAAGAAGTTATGGAAACCAAAATCAAAAATAAAAACGAAATATTCAAGCATATGAATAAACGAGGACAACTACCCGAGAAGTTGAATAAATACTATCAAAATCCACCCGCATGGGTTTGCATTGAATTCATGCAACTAGGTCAATTCGTTTCGTTTCTCAACTTCTATTACAAGAAGTACAATGACGAAGAATTGAGAGTTGCTAATATTTTAATGCCTTTAGTTAAAAATATAAGAAACAAATCAGCTCATAACCAACCCATCATAGCAAATCTAAATTATGACAGTAGATTACCTCAATATTTATTTGAAAAAGGGAATAATATAGGCATATCTAGAAACATGTTCGGAATAAAAAATTTCATAGATACTTTCGCTACGCTAGAATTACATAATCAAGTTTGTAGTAATGCAATTATCCAAGCAAGATATCACGATTTGGACCAACTTCAAAAGCGATATAAAAGAAACGAAAGCTATTATAATAATGCATTAGCTATCAAAAGATTTTTTATAGCTTTAGATAAAATTATTGACTTCAACAGACCAAAAGTATAAACTATCTAGTGAGGAAAGAGACTTATAGGTCTCGCGAGTTATTTTAATTCGTATGCAAGAAAAAGAAGAGCTATGCATTTTATTTAAAATGCGTAGTTCTTTTTTTATGCATCTAAATTCATATTATTTTTGCAATATAAACATATCTTTGTGCAAATTCCGAACACAAAACATTCACATCATCCTTTTTTGCCCTTTTTCTATACCCCAAAACACAAAAAGCCCCGTAAGCCTATGCCTACGGGGTTTGACAATAAATTATATATTATTGTTCTTCTTTTATATACTGCTATTTTATGAATAATCACTAGTGTTCAAAATGCTATTAAATCAATGATTTATAGTCATAATTTTCATTTTGAAAGTCTATGAACATGCACACTATTTCGTAACTTTGCGAACTTTTTGCGAACATACTACCCCCTTGCCCCTAGTTTCACAATTACGCCTTTTTTTCGCCTTTATAATAACCACACTCCTAAATTAATAGGTGGTGTGGTTTGATCATTTATAATATAACATAAAAACAACCACCCAGTAACTAGTATGAGTGGCGTAGCGACTATAACAACTCTATGTTATCAAGATATATGTATATGAGTGATGACAAGGAAGATGTCTCCTGCGGGACCAACAGTCAGATATATGGCCTCTGCCGGGCTATACAATTCACTCCTGATTGTATATAACTAAATTAATAGTTACTTGACGAACTAACTACGAAAGAATGCAAGTTAGGAAGAAAGAACGGAATAGAGAGTTGACTTTCTTCATAGTTAACTATAATATCTTTTAACTTTATACGCAATAGATATGAGTAAATTTTTCATACTTTTTATTAGATAGAGTTAGTTTTGGTTAACTTGCGTTATATATAAACAACCACCCAGTAACTAGTATGGGTGGTTAAGATGTGCCTTTAGCACTTAATAAAACCGATAATATGCTTTATTATGTCGCAAATATTTCAGCGACTTGTTATGCACCACCACACAAACTTACTCCCATCCAGGAACACAGAGCTTTGTCGCTCGTCAGCAACGTCATATGAATTCTCAGTTCATGTTGTGGTGACACTTTAAACGGTCTGTGCCAGTAGCGACCGAGTCATTTCAAGAATGACCATTTCACATTTATATTATAACACTTGTCGTGCGTAACTGTATAGTTTTTCAGTTGTATTTAAAGTTAAGTTATCTACTTCGCGCTTTCCTTGCCTTAATTGTGAAATTACATATTGCGCTACGCCAGTTTGTTTGTGAATTTGGTAACCTGTTATATCACTTTTGATCAATTCAATTATTTTTAATTTATAATCACTCATATTATCTACGTCCATTCTTTTTATCTAAACAATAAAAATGTGTTTTTCTCCCGATAAATAATAACAATGGTAGGCTTAATAAAAACAATATTAAATACATTTGTTCTGTCATAATTGAAAACCTCCAAATAATATTATATTATATAAGTGTAAGGAGGAGCCATCAGGCTCCAAGCATAATGTTAATCTTTGTTGTTTGGCTTTCGGTCTAGGTAGCCGAGATGCCATTCTCTAAGTTGTTTTAACACTTCTGGAATTATCAGTACTGCCAATACTTGATGTTCTAGAAGTGTTTTTATTATGTCTAGCATGAGGCTTTTCACCTCCTTACGCATAATTTGTAAGTCATCAACTAACCTACAAATATAATTATACTAAACAAATGTTTATTAAGCGAGTGTTTTTTTAAATTTGCATAAAAAATAGGCAAGTACCGCAGTACCTGCCTGTTATCTACATTTAAATCTTGAGAGAAATGTTAAAAAGTTCTAGTAAAATAATAGCACATTTTATCTTTAAATGTAAATAGAAAGCAGGTGTGTAACGCACCTGCTTAAATAGACATGAATATGTCATTCTAACTGATTTCTCCCCATAAGTCACCTAATACCTGATTAGGTGGGGCAGAACCATTCCATGTTCTAATAGGCAAGTAATAACGTTGCCCCTCCCGTTTATACAATACCCATAAATAACATCTATATAACTAATTTATGCAATTTTACAAGGCTCAAAATTGAGCTCTGCCGTTAAATTCATAGTCTTTTCATCTGGCGTTTTATTTTCGCCGTTTGATGTAATGTGTTCTTTGGTGCATTCTGGTTCAAAAAGAGTTGCTTATTAGTATAAAATACTTGCGCCCATATATCACACTGGTGGGACATTTAATTCTGGATTTTCAGCTATTTTCATAAATCTATTAGCTGATAATTAGCTTAATCCAATTTTTCAAGCCATAGCCTAAATTCTCCATGTACCAAATCATTCTCTTTAACATGTTTCAATCTTCGGCCAATCTCAAAGATAGATTGACCAGCGATGTTTGAGATTATATTTCACGAGGTCACATTTACAGTTAAAGTGTATTTGTGCGTGGTTCCCATTCCTCACTGCAACACAGGGCGTTTCTCAGCGTCTTAAAATAAAAAAACGCCACTCGTAAGTGACATTAAAAAATATCTTTTATAACATATCCAGTATTTTTGTTTGATCTGGAAAATTCATTTTTGTATATAGGTCATCTATAGTAATTGTATAGAAAGAATGTGAATAATTACTTATTAGTTTATCCATATTTTTCATCAATTTTATGTAATCATGTTTATTCAAAAATAGACATAGTGAAATCAACAAATCGAATACATAACTACCATTCATTGTAGGAACGTATTCTTTATCGTATATTTTGTTATAATTGGCGAATATATTAGCTCTACTTTTAGCCCTGTCTATTTTATAATCATACAATCTTTCTTCATGCGCACACACGTTACGAAACATATGTGCTTGTTGTAGTATACTGTCTACATCTGATGGAGTTATTTGAACACGTGTTTTATAATCTCTTTCCAATTTCCTTTTATAGTCTTTAGCAACTTCCAATCGAAGATCATCATCCAAATTGGAATACATTTTTGAAACATTACCTAAAGTTAAATAATTCACCAATATCCATAGTGGCACTCCATTATGAGTATTAATATAATGTTTTAATGGTTTATTTTTTCTATTACTCATAACCGAGCTAAATGTAGCAACCATTTTCACGATGCTATCTGTCTTACTTGTGTCAGATGAATAATTTTTAAAGTATAAATATGAATGTGGTTCTCTATATTTTTCGCTAAAATAATATGAAATTCTTGATTTAATATGAGTTTCAAATACTAACAAATACTCTAATAAAACATTCCTAAATTTTCTATCTAGTTTGTATAAAGAAAAGACTTCTTTAAAATGAGTACCTTGCTTATATTTATCAGGAACCAAAAAATTACCATTAACATCTAGTTCTAAAAATAAATCTTTATAACCATTTATGATATTATAATAATTTTCATTTTCTAAATCTCTTTTAGCACTACTCGGTACTTCCATTCCTCTTCTTCTTAGAATTTTCAATTGTTTATTATGACTTTCAAATGGCTTCATAAATTTACCCCTATAAAAGTAGCCATAACCCGAATAGAGTTATGGCTAGATCGTTATATATATAATACATTTAATTTTATCGGTTGTAAATAAATAAGAAATAACAAAAAGAGATATTTTACACAATTACCTCCTTTATTTTATTGCTACTCCTCAAACCCACCAATATTATCAATAAACACTGGTGTTGTTACATTTAAGTCTACTTTCTCAGTAAATAAGCTATGGTATCAAACTAATTAGTATTAATTTATAAATAGCATAGCTTCATTTTCTTCAATCCTCTAACGGAATATCATCGACAATCACAGTATGATTAGGATTAGCGTTAGATACATCTCGCACTGCCTTATCTACCTCCTCATCATCGCCATCCCATTCACCAATATTAATGAATATAGGTACATTACCGTTTTTATCATGCTTTTCTGTAAATAACTTATGGTATTTACCCAACATATCACGAGCTTTTAAACGATCACTTGGCTTAATTGGCACCTCTACCAGTTCAACATGTTCGTTATAGACTAACTGTACTTTGCCACTTTGTGGATTCTCTTTATATTCTCCACGTTTGACCACAACTTCTTTCGTTTCTGTTTCATCACCGACTGCCGCATTCGTAAGCACATGTAGTAACTCTTTTGCGGTTAATACATTCTCATCTATAACCTTATCTTTTTGTTCTTGTATATATTGCTTGATGTGTGGCTTCTTCAATAACCTACACCCTGTCACATGTGCGCTATTTGCGCTATAGCCTGCTTTTATGGCACTTTGTGTTACATTAAGTGTTCTTATATACTCATTCACAAAACGCGCTTGTTTTGCCGTTAACTCACTCATTCTATCACCTCCACAATTTTATCTAATAAGGTTTCATACCATAATCTTACAGATTGTTCTGAACACTCTAAGACATTGCTAATATCTTTAAAACTACGTCCTTGTATTAAAGAATCGAAAATATAAAACTCTTTATCATTAGCTACTTGGTCAACAATCATTTCTAAGTGATTCTTTACAATATGATCATCAATGTTATCGTCTGCCATCCATTCATTAGAATTTTCATCACCTATTGAAAAGAATTCATCGGTATTTATTTCATCATCTATCAACACATCACTTCTAGTTCGCTTATGATAATCACAAACGAAGTCTTTTATTTGCTTTTTATCCATTGTTACACCACTTTTACATATGAAGATTGGTGATATTCATTTACTCGTGCAATCTTACTGTTTTCAATTGCTGTATTTCTTTGTTTTTGACGTTCTGAACGTTGTTTAATACTTGCTTGATACAAATCAACTTGTAAGCGTTCAATGACGTTGTAGGGCTTATATCGTCCATTTGAACGCATATATTTTACAACTTGCTTCTGCTCTTTTTCTGTATAATGATTTAGTACCGTTTTCAACAACACCATATTACTTATAGATCGATTTTTATAGTTTTGTAACCCTGCTTTTGTTTCAATAATTTTGATAACTAATTTTTCAATCGGATATGAGACAGACACGACCCCCATTATTTCATCACATGTTGTGGTCGACGCACTCATATGGTACATACTTTCAATTTGGAATTCACACATCTTAATTTTCTTATTAATAAATGCTGGGTTAAATTGCGTTAATAGTTGATAATCAGATAATTTATTGTCACCATTACGATAATATAAACAATTCTTCGTTTTAAGCAGTTTCATTTATTCACCCCTATAAACAGAGCCTACCCGAATTGGATAGGCAATCATTGCTATTTAATAATCCTGTTTTGCTTAGCTAAATTTTGTAGCGTTGTACCATATTGCTTTTGCTTAGACTGTTCTGATTGTTGTAACTCACTTGAAATCTCCTGCATATTGTTTTTAATATCCAAATCAACTACATTTATTAATAGATTTGTATCTTCTTCATTTAAACCAAATCATTTGCGACCTTTTTAGTATTATTTAACTCGTATTTTGTTTCCATTTAATTACCCTTTCTTTTTAACGTTTTAAAAACAACTTGTTATTGTGTTCGTATGGCAAATCATTATTACCATTAATATATGATGTAAATATATTTTCTCTAAAGTAGCCATTCAATGCTTCCCTAGCCTCTTTATCATCATATAATTGTTCTTGACTATAAATACTCGCATATTGCTGATGCTCATCTTCATATCTATCATTAATATCTTCTATTTCATCAATGATCTCATTATATGCATCGACTACCTTTTTTAATTTACCTAAAGCTGATTGTTTTTCTGATTCATATAATGATGATGACAACTCGCTTTGATGTTTTAATAACTCAATTGTCTTTTGATATTTAACTTCTTTCGATACACTTTTCTTTGTCTCTAAGCGTTTATTAAGTGCTTTTAGTTTCTTTTCATCAGCATCTGTTCCTTGGATATAGGTTATCTGCCTTGTCATCTTGTCCATCCATGATTAACTGTTTGTATGTGGACTTATCTAACTTTATTTTTACTTTCCAATGCATTACGCTCTTGTTCCAATTCTTGTATAGCCTTGCGTTGATCTAAATACAAATTGGTTGTATTCTTTAAAGTACGATTCAGTTTTCATTTTTATCCCCTTTACACTTCAATTCGTTTCAAAGCTTCATAGCGTTTCATACTGCCATCAGCTAGCTTTTTAATACTTATCATCGCTTGTTGCTTTTCTTGTTCTGTCGTAATAATGTAGTAACCACGTTCACTAGGTTTATAACTACATCCGATAGGATAGCCATAATCATATACTAATGAATTGATTACTTTTCTTAACCATCGTTCATTGCTTGAATTATATTCATATCCTAATTGATTTAAGATTTTAGTTTTAGTAATATACTTATTGGACGTATTTTTTATCACATTGAAAACTTGCAGGTGTTCGGTGGGTAAATGATACGTCTCTTTTTCTACGATACCTTGCATTTCTACACCTCTTTCTTTTGATTATTCCATACCTAAATTATACCATTTTTACAGGTCTAAAACAAACTTACGTTCGCTTTGAGTCGCGTTTTATCAGTTGTTTAGCTTGTCGCATATAACGCTTATAAAACCACATTAAATAATTAATAAAGAGCCTTTTACATCACAGCAATACAGAACTTAAGTTCGATATAATAGAGCGAACAAATTGCGAACAAACTTAACTTTTAGACTATACCAAAAACACAAACTTTAGCTTGTATTAGCATCACCAAAATTCGTATACATTGCTATAACCTTATTATTTTTATTAGGAGCCACACACTACATGTGACCCCTCATAACATTATTTTACTCAAGCTATAGTAAGACGCTTTTAGATTATTCAATTTACATTCTAAAGCCTTGTAATCCTCTTGTGTCGCATTCTCATCTTGTACAAACTCAGTTACTAATCTCAACACCTCAACTAACTCTGGTGCTGGTTCATTGATTCCTGTAGCTAACTGATACAACATTTCAATATTCGCTATCACATCAGTATTACTCGATTGAATGCCCTCAAGTGTATCGGTATCAAATCCATTTTCTAGGTACTCAAACACATCACTATTATTTGATTCTGCATATGTTTGTAATCCATACATAAAATACTCATCTTCAAATAATTGACTGGCCATCATATCACTAATAGAAAGCTGTTTACCGTCATGTAATTCATAACCTACATAATGACCTTCTATACTTCTTATAAGCCCCTCAGTGTGCTTAGGTGACGCTAATTCAAATGATTGCCTTACTTTACAATCTTTAATATATACATGACCGAATAACTTCCCATTCATCATCACATAAACCATATCAAATGGATCATTGTATAACTTAAAGCAACACGGTTGCACTTTACTATGTTCTAATAATCCTGTGTAGTACCTTAGTAACGTGCCTGCTCGTGTTTAAATTGGTTTACAATAGTTTCTATGTTCATATCACTTACTCCTTTTTATATAATTTAAATAACTCTTTAATCTAGCTAGCACTAATTCAAAACTTCCTGAAGCTATAACTTTGTAACTTGTTCTTTTATTTAATTTAGGAATATAACTCTCACGCCATGCAGTCCAAGTGTTATCAATATATTCTAAATAAACCGTTGATAAATAACTTATTGAACAATAGTATATTTCGTTAGATATACCAGTTATTAAACCAATCCTTTGAGCTTGTTCGTCTAAATTGTAATCCTCTTTAACGGCTTGCACTTCTAACAGTCGCCTCCCAATCTCTCTCCGTAAATACATCGCCGTTTTTATTATCTCCAATCAATACACGTAACGGCTCAATATCTACGTTACATTGAATCGCATAACTTACTGCTTTATATAAATCATTGTTCCTATATTCACTTTGACCGTCTATAATGCGTTGATATGCACGTTTTCCTTCTCCACCTTTGCCAACTCTTACGTGACTAAAACTATAATTAGGTAGTGCTCGTCGAATGGAATATGGCTCTAATACTTGTTGTTTGTAATTACCAGCTTTAGAAAATATTCGTTTCTCAAACTCTCCTTGATACTCAGTTACATTGACACCGTTATGAGTGTATATACCTTTAGCTGTTTGACTACCTGCAAGCACAAAATAATTATTGGGATGTGCTTTGATATCAACAGATGGTAAATAACCTATCTTCTGTCCGTATTCGATATTGTCATGCTTTTTGAATATGATATGTTTCCCACCACTTGCCGTTGTCTGTACTAATGTATTTTGTGCATTGGTAACAAGTTCTTCGTAATATGGTATTTGTTTCAAACTATCGAAACCATTCTTACCATCTTCATGATCTACATCAATGTCGATACACCATACACCTCGTGTTAATACGCCCAATACATTGGTTTGATGATAAATATTAGAATGATATTCAACGAATTCATCAGTAATATCTATATCAGCAAATGAAACTGTTGGCTTTTTGTGATTATTAAGTGGTATCACTTCAATATTCTTTTTTAATAATTTTTTTGCTACATGATAACCAGTCATTGAACTCCTCCTTTTAAAACTAACCCTTATAGCCATTGTTTTACCTATAACCCTTTATTAAATTTAAATAATTATAGATTACTAAATAAAACTTAGGCTATAAGAGTTAGTGACTGTTATTACAACGATTCATAGGTTATAACAAAGGTTAGCAAGAGTTATTTCTAACCCTAATCATTAATTAATTCTAAAGCCATATTAAAAAGTTCTTTGTTCCCGACTTGATGCACCTTTGTATTAACACCATCAATCCACTTCTGATTATTTATACTAATACCAATCTTTCTCATATCTTCTTTAGCGTTCTTGTAACGTAAACTTGAGTAATCTTGTTCTATCAAGCGTTGTAAAGTTTCATCGCCTGCTAATATAAAGCCCTGTTTTGATAACAATCTGATCATAGTAATTTGAGTTTCAGTCAATTCATCTTCATTAAAATAATACTTGAGCATTACATCTTTAAATTTAAATTCTCGCCCATTTTCTTTTAAATATTCCAAACTCGTTATTAAGAATGACACAGACGCATTAACTGAAGTGTTGCCATTAGGTTGTATATAATCCCAATAAGGCTTAAAAATCTGATAACGTTCTTCATCAGTTTCATTTATGGGTCTATCCTTTAGCGATATTTTAACTGTTCGCGTTGTATTGGCTGTAATTTCACCAGTATCGACACTTTCATTTGTATCTAGTATTAATACGGCGTTATTTTTAAATGTAAATGCGTTTCTTCCAATGCCCCGTCCAGAAATTGTTTCACCTGTTGCTATTTTTCTTAATATGCGCATCATTTGTTTAGTGATTTCACCTGTCTCATTAGCATGAGCTATATCTGCACCGTAAAAATTCATCCACTCATTTGCCGATTCAAAACCACCAGAAATAAGGCTATCAAAATTAACTTTGTTCACTGTCATCAATTTTTCAAATGTAGCCATAAACAAACCTTTTCCAGAACGACCAAAATCTTTAAGTAAAAACCACTTTTCTGCTTGTATCAATTTCATTTTTCGATACATTGTATAAGCGTGTGTTAGCATTAAATTGTTTTTACTCTTTTCATTGTCAGTTACTAAATCAAAGAAGTTTCTGGGTATTTCTAAATTGATATCTTTAATATCTACGTCATATTTAATTGAGTAGAGCTCATCACTTTTTAATTTTTGTTCTGTAAGCGTTAAATTTTGGCAATCATATACCCAGTCATTACCTGCAATGCGATAAGGATAAATCTTAAAGTTATGAGTTACATTTAAATGTTCGCGGTAAAGCTCTAACATCACATCTAAGAAATCATCAATATAGTACTTGTTATCAACTGGATAGGTTAACGCAAAGTTTGTATTGTCTATCACTTCATACTGGTTATTCTTAACTATAATAAAGCAGTCTAGTTGTTTTGAATAAATGACCCTGTCAGAAATTAGATCAGCTATAAAACGTGCATAGTTATGAAAATGACTAGTTTTAAACGTAGATTGTTTTTCTTCTTCACCATTTTTATCAACAGTCTTGATATTGACGGTTCCATAAACAAGCCCAATTTCTTTTGGTTTTATGGTATAATCTAAAGTAAGATTACTAATATAATCACCTGCAACATTATCTTTTTCTCGATGATATACATTTCCTTTGTTATTAAAAACTTGTCTATCTGTTGAGATTGATGCAAAGTTTATACGCTTGCTTATCTCTTTTATCCTAGATAGATTAATCGTTGAAACATAATCTAATTTAGAATGAAATTCGAAATGTTTTTTATAAAGTGATACTTCGTCCATGTAGTCACCCTTTCGATAATATTCTGTTTTTGTTAATATATTTACTAGTATTTATTTAAATAAATACGTAGTGTCTATGCGTCATCTGATTCTGTCGCCAAACTTACATCAGATGATGCTTTTTCTATTTCATGAAACTTTTGTATAAGTTCACCGAATTCTTTTAAGTACACCTGTAATAACTCAACTGTATGTTCATTTTGTATACGATGTTCTAAATAGCTAGCAGAAAAATTAATATGTTCCTGTTTTGTTTCTAATTCATTTTTGACAAATTTATCTTCAACAAACCAACCATGTTTGATAGCTACATCATTGATTTTTTCTTTTATCACTTCAATATCACACATCAAATCTTTAATTTCCCAATTCATATTTATTCTCCTTTTTCTAATTGAAAATTATTCTTTAATTCTTGTGCGCACCATTTCATTATCAATTCTAAGTGCTTTTCACGACTGATCTCTGAAACCACTTCAATACCATCAACATATTCCGTGTGTTCATAACTTTCAAAATTATTCATGATACTTAACTCAAGTTGATAAACCACGTGTTCTATTACTTCTTTTTGTTTATTATTCATTTTCTAATCCTCCTGTTAAATTAAATCCATAAGTTGCCATCATGCCGTACACACTAAAAGCGACATACATGTTAGATATTGCTAGTAATAATATTGTTAACAATGAAACTAAGCAGATATAAGTTAAGTACATTTTCATTGCCTTGCCTCCTACATCCATTTTTTATGACGTGCCTTCATGTACTCCTCGAATCGTGGAATACTGATAACAATGATTGTTGATGATAACGAGTAATATAAATCATCAACACCTTTAGAATCTTTTTCCCACTCTTTTAATATTCGTCTAGTTGATGAATAGCTAATACCAAATATTTCGCTTAATGCCGACGGTTTAGCAAATAACGGATTTACTACAACTTGCTTTGGTTCTGTAATTGTATTTTCTTTTGTTGGTTCTACATGTAATTTTTGAACTTTCATTATTTAACGCTCCTTTCCAAGAAACTAATTTGCTACTTAGATGTAAAAAAAATATCATCTATTGTAATATCTAAGAATCCATATTTTTTTACTTTATCCCTTATCAATAATTTTTCCGCGTCTTTAAAAGGAGTAAAATTCTTTTCTTTTTTTCGATACGCTTGAACAGAAATCGATAAATAATCTGCCATTTCTTGTTGTGTCAAACCCATAAACTTCCTATAGTTACTCACTTTATTAATCATCATATCACCTCTTTGCTACTTATTTGCTACTAGTTTACCACGCTACATTTCTATTTTCAATATAAATTAGAAACTTTTTTGCTACTTATCATATCATTGTGATATATTTATAACTATAAAGTGCATCATTAAAGGGTGAATATATTGAAAATCAATAAAAAAAGAGTAGCTAACAATATACAAAAAATCAGAAAATCACAAGGTTTAACTATGGAACAGTTCGGCAACTTATTTGATGCTCATAAATCTTTAGTTTCAAAATGGGAAAAAGCTATGTCAGCACCCTCACGAGAAAGATTGAAGGAAATAGCTGAATATGGAGGAATGACCCTACCCGAAATACTTGGAATTAGTTTAGAAGAAAGAGTAAAAGAATATTACCTTAATATAATGTATGGTGAATATGATTTATTCTATGGATTTATAGAAAATGACGAAGATTTTTTAAATAATGTAATTAATTATATTTCTAGTTTAAACTTATCAATCGAAAATGTTACACATGAATTAGTTAGAGAAACTATATTGTCTCTAATTTCGCAAAAACAATCAAATTTAAGCGATTTGGAAACATATAGAATAAACGAGTTCTCGAGAATTATATCGGATCAAAGAAAACTGCTTAATGAGTTAGCAATAAAACTTAATATTAAAGAATACGATCCAAACCCTGAAATGTTAATACAAGCTCTTTCAGATTTAGATTCATTAAAAATTAATATTTATTCCATAACAGAAAGATTAGAGACCTATTTAACTAAAGATATTGAAGATATAATTAATGAGAGAATAGAGAAAGTGAAAAACGAATATGATGTAGATTACGATAGTTATATCTAGTTATTAATATTGAAATATGACCCTACGTGTCTTTGTACACGTACGTCTTATTTCAAGGTTGTGAGATACATAGTAAAAAAATGATTCAACCAATATACTAAAGGAGTGATTAAAGGAGTGATTAATTGAATGTATTAATCGAATATTTAAAAAGCTTGAACTTGCCAATTTGGATAATTATTAGCATTTTTACAATTTATTATTTATTAAAGTTTTCTTTCTCTTTTTTTAATAACTTTAGTGTTTTTGAAATAATTAAAAAAACATTTTCAAAAGCGAAGAAAAACTTAATTATACTTACTTCAATATTGCTTTTTACACTTGCTGTTACTATCGTCAATTATCTGTTTTTAAATCTGGCAATTCATAATCAGGAGCACTTATATAAGTATTTATCCTTTTATTTATTTGTATTTTTGGTTTGTTTAATTCTGCTTGCTATCACATTATCCTTTTCAACCTATCAACTTGCCAAAATATCAAATAACCTAACTCAAAAGTTTAAATATGATTATAAATTGAATAAAAAAATAGCCATTAAGGAAAACGCACTAATTAATAAACTTTCTATTGATTTTAACGATTCTGTACATCTAAATAGACCAACTATATACACTGATTCGAAGGCAAAGGAAAAATCAGTATAAAAGTTATTAAAAAACGAAAAAAAAGAAATTTTAAACTTATGCCTTTAACTAGATTTTATCTGACTATATTTTACTCACTATTTTTCTTATCTATACTTTTTAATTCATTTTTAATATGCGTCATCATTAGTACAAAATTCGAATATTTACTTTTTACTATATATGCGTTAGTTATAACTATTTTTATCACTCAATGCATATCAATGTTTAAACTGATTGATAACATGTATAACTATGATCATTTAAAGCACTATAAAGAAAAAAATGATGAAGATGACAAGGAGGGATGACAAATGTGGGTTCGCGAAATCACTAAAAACAAAAGTACGGCCTATCGCTATTTAGAGCGCTATACAGACCCTTTAACTGGCAAGTATAAAACAGTATCAGTTACACGTAACAAGAATAATGTACGTAGCCAAAAGGACGCTCAATTAGAATTAAATAAAATAATTGAGCAACGTTTGAAACATAATAGCACGAAACAACTTGAAAAATTAACGTTTCACGATGTGTGCGATGAATGGTTAGAACATTACAAGACACATTCAGGCTCAAAACCAACCACTATTAAAGAAAAGAAAAGTAATGCTAATACAGTCAAAAATGCTATTGATAGCAAAGTACTCATCAGCAAGATTACGCACACCTACTTACAAAACATCATTAATGAATGGGCTAAATCACATAGTATTGGCCATGTTCAATCTCTTGTTATTGTTATTCGTTCCGTTTTCAAATATGCGTTTAAATATTATGATCTGCACGATATTAGTGTGTTAGATAAAATAGATATACCCAAGAAAGCCCAAACCAGAAACGAACTTCAAGCTAAACGTAATAACTATTTAGAAGATAGCGAAGTAAAGGAGTTACTTCAATGCTTCGACTATCTAATTAAACATAAGCGTCATGCTACACGTAAACGTAACTATGAAATGGTAAAAGCATTAGTAGAATTTCAAATTAACAATGGAATGCGCATTGGCGAACTCCTAGCAATCAAGAAAGACAATATAAACTATGAAGATAAAACTCTAGATATCGACGGTACAATTAATTGGGTAACCGATAAAGAAACGGGAGCATTTGGAGTAAAAGAAACTACTAAAACAAGTAAAAGTTATAGAACAATAGGACTAACTACCCAAAGTATCAACTTACTTAAAACACTTATTTTGGATAATAAGAAAGAAAACCAGTGGAATGAAGATTTTATTGATAGAGGATATGTATTCACTAATACAGCTGGTAGTCCTATAGACTTAAACAAAGTGAATAGCATTATTAAAGAGGCTACTGAGATTAGTTCAATTAACAAACGTGTGACAACGCACACATTACGTCATACACATATATCTACACTTGCGCAATTAGGAATAAACCTAAAAGCGATACAAGATAGAGTTGGCCACAGTGATTATAAAACAACTTTAGAGATATACACGCATGTTACTGATCAGATGGCTAAAGATATGATGAACAAACTTGAGGAGGCGAATAAAATATGAACGAAAAGTTACACTCAGTTATTGTTTTCATTGAAAATTTTTTAATAGATTTTCTAAATATATTCGGAATTAACCAAGAAGACTATTATCTATGCAAGTCGCAATTAATTTTATATATCCAAAAGTTATATCATTTATTATTAGACATATGCATAACTTTTATTTGTATTTCTCTTATTGTGTCGATAGTTGGTTACATAATAGATAAAAACAAAAACTATGACGCTAAAAAAATCCACAACAAGATTAGACTCGTCTATCCTAGCAATAGCAAAAGTGGTGGGGAAATAGTTTGTAAATATTGGGTCTGGCAACGCAAGAAAAAGAAACTTATAGAATCACTCATTACCCATCTAACAATACACGGGAACAAAAATTCGAGACATGCACGAATTAATACCAGTTCAAAGCCGATACCGTTCCCATTTTTAAGAGAAGTATACGGCTTATCAAAATCATCATAA